CGCTGATACTGGACCGGAGGCAACTCCTTTAAGCTCTCAAGATATTCGGCAGGAATGTGTGGGTTGTCGGTGATCTTACTCGGGATGTAGCTCCACCGCTCAGGTAGGCTGTTGTCTCGATAGCGGTCGTAGATGATGCTCTTGACCCAATTGTTCGCAGGGTTGCACGTAGCAAGGCAAACGATTGGCGGCTTGCCGTGCGCCTTGTTCCAACTGCCGATACGCTCCTGCACCTTGTAGAACGTCACCTCTTGAAGCTCGTTCACCTCATCGAGCCCTGCGCCGTTGATCTCGAGACCACGAAACCTGTTGAGGTCTTTGTCATCGTCAAAGCTTTCCGCCATGAAGATGAGCTCACTGCCGTTGTTAAACGTCACAACATTGGTGTCTCTGTTCCAACTCTTGACATGTGCGTTCAACCCATCTCCGAGCAGTGCAGTAAAGCTCGGGAAGGTGGTACGCTTAAGGTCGGGCAGTGACTTGCGGATGATCACCCATCGGCTGCCTGCGAAGTTAAGTGCCAGGTAAGAAAGTGTAAGCAGCAGCCAAACCGATTTGCCGCCACGAATTGCGCCTCCGAAAACAATCACCCTGTATTCGCCACTGATCACTTGCCTAAATGCAACCGTCTGAGACTCGAACAACTGGTAACTCATTCAACCTTTGGCTCAGTCAATAGTATCACCAATGGCTCAGTGCTTGTGATGTTGGTGTCGGTCGTTTGCTTCGGTTTGCCGTAGCCTCGATCAAGCAGCATCTCTGCCGCCTTGATATCACCACGCAATGCCTTGGCTTCAATCGCCTTAAGGATGCGCTCAGCTGTGCTCAGCCCGTTCTTCTCATCGCCCAAGATGTCTGCCATTAGCTTGCTCAGCTCTGGAAGCTTGCGAGGTCTGCCGTTAGGATTCAACGTCTCCCCCTTCTTCATCTTCTTGCCGTCATGTGGGAATGCCATACGTCTGTTTTTTGTCTGTTTCAGTTTCGCTTCTTAAACTTAGCCGCTTCTGCATTCGCAATCGCCACAGCTTGCAATGGTGCATAGCCTTCATCGATTAGCTTTCTGATGTTCATCTGAATCACTTGTGGCGAGTCGCCTTGGAATAGTGGCATAGTTTTACAAAGATAGTGTTTTGCTGCGCTTGATTTCGTCCTCTGTCAATTTCAATCTTACAACTTTATTGTAGATAATAACATCGGCAGTGAAGTATCCTTCATCATTCTGCTTAAGTGATCCGATAAGATATTCGTTCGGCACTTCCATCTGGATATCTTCCGATGCCTCCATGATCTGCTGCATGACCTTAAGCTTGAATGTAACCTCAACATCTTGCACTGATCCGATTGGAGTCAGGTAACCAGTGAAGCTGTCATCTTGCAGCCTCATGTATCCACTTCTCCATCTGTTAGCAGCCATCGTTAATCGTTTTGTATGAGTCAAGCATTCTGTATATCATCTTCTTAATTTCTTCCTTCTTGCTCTTAGGCACTCGCAATGTGATGTTGCAGGTGTCCTCGCCGTAGATAAACTTCGGGCCTGCTCCTTTTCTCTTGCCGCCTCTGTTCTCAATCTTCTGTTCCATTGGGCACAAAGATAGGAATTAACTTTTGATTATGCAATTTTAAAGTCTTAATCCACTTTGCGCATCTGCTTAAGTAGTAACTGTACACGATGCTCTCGGGATTGGAATTGATCAAGTGCAACCTGAAGCTTTCATGCGTGCGCTGTGTTGAATGATAGGTCACGCAGCCATCGACAATCTTTCCCTCGATGGGATAGTATTCGTTCATCGTCTTAATTATCTTCTCCTCGGTCGTCATGGTTGATGATGTTTAAAAATTCCGCTTCACTTCTTACAATGTGATACTCGTGGCCCAGTGATCTGCAAAGCTTCTCGAAGGTGATCTGCTGAGGTGACTGTTTGCCGATGTCTGTCTTCCACTCAATCCAACAAGTCTTGCCTTCTGGCTTGAGGTAGCACATGTCAGCAACACCGGCAATGACTCCCATCGCTTTATTCATTGCTCCTTTGATGCCGTTGATGGAGTTGTTATTGATTGCAAATATGCGGCCACGTAGGTCTGGGCGTGCGTTCCAAAGGTTTTGGAAGGCTTTCGCTTGGGTTGCAACTTCGCTCATTGCATCATCTGCACCAGCTGCACCACCCTGCTTTTCACACTTTGGAGGTTGCTATATGTGTGTGTGTGTGTGTGTGTGTGTGTGTGCATATATATATTTCTGTTAATTATTAATAAATTAGGATGTGCATGGTGCAATCCTCTGAAAGCTTTACAGCCGTAGCGAGATAGTGCACCACCCTGTTTTTTGCAAAGGTGGTGCAAGGTGGTGCAGTTAATCATAGTTTCTGAAGATGTTGTACATCATAACCTTTTGACCACGAGGACCTCTACGCTCTTTTCGGAATCCAAGTGTGGTGAGAATTGAGCCGATGCGCTGAGTGTTGAGGTAGTTAAATTTCGTCTCGAGCATAAGGTACTGTTGTATGTCGGTGAGTGACATCCACTCGCCAATTGATGTCTCAGATGAAGGTGAAAGCTTCTTGTTGATAAGATCGTCCTCTGGAGTCGAGAGCTTGAACATCTCTGTTGCTTGGTTAAGCTTGATGATATCTTCTTTGAGGATAGTGTATTCGCATCCTGCTTGGAACATGCAATACAACTCACGCCATAGTGCAGCCTTGTCGCACTGGTTGTAAAGCTCATGGTCGATGTCAAGAATGTGCAGAGGTATCTGCCTGCGGTTTCCTGTTGGATCATTAAGCAGCTGCGTTTCGTTTGATGTTCCGCAGAATACTGCAAGCCTTCTGATGTCAAGTGACACTCTGCCGTATGGCTCGCGAACGTTTATAAACTCTTTTGAGGTGAGTTCCTTCAGTCGCTTGTCTTCCTTCTTGGACTTTCCACCGTATTCGTCATCAAGGATGAACCACTTCTTGCACATAAGGATTTCGTCATCCTTTCCGGCATCCATCTTGGACTCAGCAAATAGGTAGCGCAGTTCTTTTGGAAGCAGATATCGAAACCAATGTGTCTTACCAGTGCCTTGCTTCTCGCCGCAGAATATTAAGACCAGTGGCGAGTGGATTCCGTATGCAGATGCGACAGCAGAAAGAAGCCATCGAGTGATGTACATATCGTAATTCGGTGTGTCGGACTTTACACTGCGAATAAGCAGATCAAGGTTAGGATATTTGTAGTTGATTGGTTGGAATAGATCCTGCTCAAAGAATTCGTGCAAAGGGTTGTACGTATGAATTCTGTTTGAGAATAGTATTGATGTGACCAGGTCTTTGCTTGACTCTTTAAACACTGCTTTGGAATCAAGGAAGATTGAGTTTATGTCATTATCATCAATCGGCTTTCCATTGAGCTCTATGTTGCGAGTGATTAAGTTCCTGCGCAGATCGTATGTGTTGACGAATGCAGCAATGTCGGTGCTTACCGAATCTGATTTAAACTTAATATCCTTGCTTACTATCTGCTCGACTATTTCTTTGGAGTCTTCAGGACTGTATCCTCCTTGCTTTTCAAGTGTCTCGATGATTGCTTCCTTGGAAAGTCCTGCGGCCTTTTGCGAGGTTGTGAATCGAGCGATTGACTTGGTGTACTCTGAATATATTTCAATGCCGTTCTGTTTTGCATGAAAGTAGATTGTGCCGATGCTTGACTTCTTTGCTTTTGTCTCATTGTGATTCTTAAGGCAGGCATCGAACTGGCTATCGCAATCGAGTGAGTTGTACTTGGAGCTGTGCGATGATAAAGTGTGGAAGTGATCTCGGCCTTGCTCTTGAAACTCTTGTATGAGGGCGTAGCAGATGCGTACCCAATCGGAGTAGTCTTCGCATAGGTTGAGCCCTTTGTCATCCATCTGCTTAATCATGGCATCGAAGTCAGTTTTGATGACCATGACTTTGGGATACTTTGGCTCTTTCTTTTTGGGTAGGTACTTCTTAAATGTTGCTGACTTGGTGTTGAGTAGCATGAAAGGATCGTAGGATACGAATCGCGCACGGGATACGTTCTTGCCTGACTGATCCACAATAAGCTGGTACTCGTTGTATAGGTATGCAGCAATTCCATTGAACGCATCGAGGTGGCGAGTGCCATCAATCTTTACGATTAAGCATAAGCCATTGCCTCCGATGGATAGGAAGCAGGCGTATAAATAGGGGTCAGCACCTATGCGCTTCTTGGTTTCGGCGGCATCATCGAGGTTGTCGATGTCAATGGCTATGAAGTTGGAGTGCTGTCTGATTGCATCATCCTTGCGAGCTGAGAAGGAGCCGCTGATTGTTACCAGTGGAGCGGTCTTCTTCTTAAGGTCTTTGATTTCTTTTGTTGGAGCATTGCGGACATCGAAAACTATGTCCTGCCACTTGCCTGTTTGCACTCCTTCGAGGAAGCTAGCAAGTTCGATGTCGGTGTCTTGAGAATCATGAATATTCTTATAGGAGGATATCAGCATTGTATATTGTTTTTAGGGTTGTTTTTAGCTTTTCGTCAACCAAGTCCTTGTGAAATCGGTTAAATCTTCTGTTGCGTTCATGACACCAGAGCCTCGCAATTTCGTGATTCTTTTTAGAGATATGCAAGTAGTTGTCTGCATTTAATTTCTTAATGTTCTTTTTTGCCATAAGGGCAACGTGTTCAATGGCTACGAAGAGTGAGCGGTATTCTTTATGGTGCTCGTTCATTTGGATGAGCTTCTTGATGTCGACTGAATCGGTCATCAGGATAAAGTCCTCGATGCCTTGGTCGAGCACAACCTTATTGGGGAAGAGATGGCCGCAGAAGCATTCCATCTTGGATGTGTGGAGCAGAGCGGCGCACTTTGGGCACTCTTTTACGGGCGCAACTCCACTACCTGGCTTCTTTGGATTGTGAAAGATATCCTCCCAATTTCGGGCGGCGGCCCATGAGCCATGCGTTAGGCAGTTACCTCCAAGATCGATGATAGTAAACGCGAGCTTTATTGGATGCGGACGAGCACCTCTGCCGCACATCTGAAGCCAGAGGGGCATTGATGCTGTTGCCTTGTTTACGATGACTGTCTCAATGTCGGGCTGGTCGAATCCTGTTGTTGCAATGCCGATGTTGTTTAGGATGGCATCTGGAGTTTTAGCGAACCACTCGAGTGTCTCAGCGCGATCTGTTGAGGTTGCATCGAGATGGCGCGAGTTGAACCCTGCGGCAATGAAGGCGGCATTGACTGCTTGCGAGTGCTCAACATTGCAATTGAAGATGATTGTCTTGCGGCCAAGTGAGTTCTTGCGGTAGGCATTAATGGTGGTGTCGATGTAC